TCAACTTGAAAAAGATTTAAATACTGCACAAACATCGGTTACCGCGCTAAAAGCTACTGCAGCGAACACTAATGGTGCTGTTGATTTAGCTAAATTTGTCCCTGTTGAAACCTATAACGCGCTAGCTACTAATTTTGCCGCTTTAAAAGCAGGGAGTGATAGCAACTCGGTTGAGCAGTTACTAAAAGACAACACTGACAAAGTGTTTGAATCTGAAATTGGCTACTTAACGGATTTTGGCAAACAGCAAGGTTTTGCCGCATTAAAAACCATGGTTGATGCTCGCCCTGTGATTGCGGCCTTAAAAACCACCCAAACAAAAGGCAAAGAAAAGCCTGGTGAAACTAACACAGGCATAGCGGCACTTACCGCTGAGCAAAAATACACCGCTGATCAACTTGGTCTTAGTCATAAAGATTTTCTAGCAACACTTAATAATAAGGAAACTAAATAATGGCGATTGTTACTCCCGCATTAATTACCGCGCTTTTTACTGGCTACAACGCCAACTTTGAAGCGGGTAAATCAGAAGCCCAACCGCAATTTAGTAAAATTGCTTCGGTTATTAAATCAACCACTGCTAGTAATACTTATGGTTGGTTGGGTAAATTTCCAAGCTTAGCTAAATGGATTGGCGATCGTAATATTCAGTCAATGAAAGCTCATGGTTACACCATTATTAATGAAGACTATGAATCAACCGTGGGTGTTGATCGTAACGACATTGAAGATGACAATCTTGGTATTTACGCGCCAATCTTCAAAGAAATGGGGCGTGCGGCGGCTATTCATCCTGATGAAGAGTGCTTTCCATTACTTAGTGCAGGTTTTACTACGGAGTGTTATGACGGTCAATTTTTCTTTGATACCGATCACCCCGTTAACCCAGAAGCTGATGGCTCAGGTGTTGATGTCTCAGTGGCCAATGTGGTGATTGATGGTGGTTATGCCGGCGAACCTTGGTTTTTACTCGATACCAGTAAAGCCATTAAGCCTATTATATTTCAAGAGCGCAAAATGCCAGCCTTAATCAGTATGACTAAAACTGACGATGAAGCGGTATTTATGAGCAAGCAATTCCGTTATGGCGTTGATTGTCGTGATAAAGCTGGTTATGGCTTTTGGCAAATGGCCTTTGCTAACAAGCGTGAACTTAACGCAGATAATTTATGGGACACCATTGCCGCTATGCGTGCTTTTACCGCTGATGGTGGTCGTAAATTAGCGATTAAACCTACTTTGTTAGTCGTACCACCAAGCTTAGAAAAGCTAGCCACGCGTCTAATGGAACGTGAGTTAGATGCCAACAGCTCCAACGAATTAAAAGGTCGCTTAGAAATATTGGTTGCTGACTATTTATAACGTAAACAGTTAACTCCCTTTGGCTAGCCATGTATTACACAGGCATGGTTAGTCCTTTTTATTCATTCCAAATTTTGGAGTAAACATGAAATGGCTAAAACTAAGCTTAAATATAAAGTATCTCTTATTGCCGCTGTCATTATTAGTGCAATGCACACAGGCTATCGCCGTGCAGGTATTGCGTTTGATAAAGGTGACAACACCGTTGAAATTGATGAATTGCAACTGGCGCAAATCGAACAAGATAGCAACCTATTGGTACAATCAACTGAGTCTATTGAACCAAATACGGATCACTCAACGCAAGGGAACTTGGATGCAGATGGTTTGGGCATGTCTGTAAATTCAAAAGATGAAATTCATTTAGATAATGCCATTTTTGATGGCGCACCACCTGAATTAATTCATTTTGTTATTACTTTGCATTTGTTACACCAAGAAACACCATTAGCTAAAGCTCCAAAGTGTGACGAACTCGAATGTGAGTTTGTTGATGAAGATAACAACACTAAAATGGTGAAACCATCAGCAGCACAGCGCGATGCTGCGTGGGTTTGGTATCAAGATAACATTATTAATCACGTGCCAGGTTAATCATTATGCCTTATTGCACTAAACAAGACTTGATAGACCGCTTTGGTGAGGACGAGTTAATTGATTTAACTGACCGTGACAACATGAGTGTTATTGACGAAACCGTACTTGACCAAGCTATTGCAGATGGCAGTGCTGAAATGGACGGTTACCTAGGTGGTCGTTATCAATTACCACTAGTAACCGTACCGCCAGTACTTAAAGCGCTTTGTTGCAATATTGCCCGTTACAAGTTGTACGACGAGCAAGCCAGTGAGCAAGTAACCAAACGTTACGACAGTGCTATTAAATTTTTATTTAGTGTTTCTAAAGGTGAAATTAGCTTAGGTGTTGATGGTTCAGGGGCAAAAGCGACCAGTACAGATTTAGCCGACATTCAAAGCGCTGGTAGTATTTTTGCTCGAAATGTTAGTAAGGGTTTTATTTAGATGTTTACTGCCGTTAAGCAACGTGTAGAGCAGATTGATAATGCGCAAGGACAGCGTGTATTTGATCAAGTTAAGTCAGCGTTAAATATGGCCGCACTTAAAGGTAAAAGTATACCTAAATCCTATTGTGCTTATGTCGTCCCTGTAAGTGATTTACCTAGAAGTTTAGCTGATGATTTAGCTGGCTCCGTTGAAGAAATCACATCAACTGTTGCTGTAGTTATCGGTATTCAAAGCCGTAATGATCCAACAGGAGAAAAAGGAAATGAACTATTACAAGAAACATTAAGCCAAGTGCGTAAAAGTTTGCTGGCTTACTCACCAAAAGCAGGTTATCGCGGTTTTAAGCTAGCAGGTGGTAATTTGCTTAATATGGCTGATAACGGTATTTGGTGGTTAGAAAAATTTTCAACAACTTACTATTTGGAGTCAACTTATGACAACTAACAAAAAAGATATCCCAGCAAACAGTGCTGTTGCTAAATCGGCTTCAGTTGAACAAGTGCTAAATAAGCATGATAAATCAGCTGTTGAAGCGGCTAAAACCAACACTAAAAACGATGGCTCGCACATTGCTAAACAGCGCCAAAAGCTTGTTGACGATGCTAAAGCGACTAAAGCCCAATCATCCACAAAAAACATGGAGACTAAATAATGGCTATTTTAACGGCTGAATATGTTTTTGCTGCCAAAGTTGAGTCAACTTACGGCACTGACGCTACGCCAAATACCACCTTAAATGCTATGCGCGTTAAAGCAAATATTGATGTCGCCAAAGTAGATACTGAAGAAATGGATTACGATTCAGGCCGCAGTGGCGCAAAAGGCACTATAGAAAAAACTCGTCGTGTTGAAGGCTCACTTGATTCTTATATGGCAGGCTCTGGTACTGCAATTGTACCTCCCGCTATTACCCCGCTATTAAAAGCTGCAGGGTTAAGTGTAACGGCAGCAGCTGATCATGTAGCAATTGCTTTAGCTGATTTGAAAAATTTAGATTCAATCACCGGTAAATTTTTTCGCGGCCTAACCAGTCAAACCCATGTGGGTGCGCGTATGGATTGGGAAATTGAACTTAGCCTGGACGCTTTACCTAAAATTAAATTCCCTAGCTATATGGCGCTTTATGCCCCACAAGTGGTTGAAGGTGGTGCACCTAATGTTGATTTGTCAGGCTTTAAAAACCCTAAACCTTTAACGCCAGTTAACTTTGTTAAAACCGATGTGTTTGGCTATTCCGCTTCTATTTCTAAAGTCATGATCAAAGGCAATAACGAGGTGATTTATAGCCCTGAGTCACAGTCAATTGAAATTATTGCCCGCAAAGTCACTATTGATATTGAGCTACAAGAGCCAAGCCCAGACGTGAAAGATTTTTATGAATTAATTGGCTCGTATGGCGTTGTTGATATTCAAAAAGGTGTTGATGTTGTAGATGAAGGTCATATTTTTGAAGCGCTAGCTTCTAATGCCCAACTCGCCAATGTTACCAGCAGCGAACGTAACAAAATTAGCTACCTTAATTGTTCGTTTGTTTGTGTGCCAACTGCTGCAAATAACGAAATAGCGATGAAAACCCGTTAACCGCTTTTATCACTAATTAAACGGGGGTGCACGCCCCTTTACTTATAAATAGTCACCAAAGTAAACCAACCCCAATAGGAAGAACATTATGCAATTTCAAGTTGAAGCATTAAAAGAAGGTCGTTTTAAGAAGCCCGTAGAATTTTCAGTACCTAGTGAAGAGATGAACAATGCAGGTAAAACAATTTATCACAAAGCGCACTTTGTTGCTGAATACATCAATGTGGATGATAAAGAAAGAGAAGCTAATCAAAAGCAGTTAAGAGAGATAACCGATAAAGCTCAAGCGCTGCCAGATGATGCTAGTTTTGAAGACCATCAAAAGCTCACTAAAGCAGTTAAAGCGCTAAAAAATAGTTTTATTCAAAAGTATCTGGTTGGCATTGAAAAACATAAAAAACATCCCTTTCCATTCTTAAACGGTAAAGAAGAGTTTAGAGATATCCCAGTTTTACTTGATATTCGCTTATTTCAAGAAGCTGTTTCTGATGCTTATGAAGATGAAATTAACAAAAATCAAAATGAAAAATTATCGAAAGTACTGTCGGGAAACTTAAAGCGGTAGCCCAATATTACGCCAGTCTTTCTTTTGTTGGGAAAACAGATGAATTGACCGGCGATTTATTGGGGGAAACCTTTAGAGGCATGCAAGTCTCTGAGGAGGAAATAAAGGAAGTATTAGCTGCACAGGAGGCGAACGGAAGCAATGCCGTTGAAAGTGCAAGCAAGATGCCTGAAGTACAGCCGGGTAACCTTGCCATCGTAGAGTTGTTCTTTGCGGTTGGAAAGTATTGGGAACGTGCAGGCATGGAAGCCACCCGACTTTGTTTAGATCCATTAAAAGTTGAAGCACGGGCATCAAAACTGCGTTGGTATAAAAGCCTTGACGATGAAGCAATAGAGCTGATTTGGCAAGGATTAGACATTATGGAAAGCGCCTGTTTAACCACTTGGTCGGAGCATAAAAAGAATAATGAATGATTTAGCGTTAGCGATAAAACTAACTACAGAAGGTGGTCAAATTGTTGTAAAAGATTTTCATCAAATTGACGCTGCTGCAGATAAAGTGAATCACTCATTAACCGGCATAGGCAAAAGTGGAACGGTTGCCCAGCAAGGGCTAACTAAAGCCAGTGGCGGAGCAGATGCGCTAACTGGCTCTTTAAAAAGCATGATAGCCCAAGCGGCAGGAGTTATTGCCCTTGGTGTTGGTATAGACAGTATTGCTACAGGCATGTACGACGGCATTGATGCATTTCAAGGTTACCGTGGCCAATTAAAAACCATCACTGGTGACTTTGACTCTGCAAGTGTTGAACTTGACCGACTTATTAACCTTTCAAAAGAAACGCCATTTACCCTGGCACAATCAGTTGAAGGTTTTAGCAAGCTTACCCATTTAGGTTTAGATCCCTCTAAACAATCTATGATCAGCTATGGCAATACTGCTGCAGCCATGGGTAAAGATTTAATGCAAATGATTGAAGCGGTAGCCGATGCTAGCGTTGGCGAGTTTGAGCGCTTAAAAGAGTTTGGCATTAAAGCCAGTTCTGAAGGTGATAACGTTCGTTTTACCTTTCAAAACGTTAGTACCACCATTAAAAAAGATGCGGCTAGCATTCAGCAATATTTAATTGATTTAGGTAACAATAAGTTTGGTGACGCAATGGGCGACCAAATGGGTCGCTTAAGTGCTAAATCAAGCAACTTACAAACCTCTATCGCACAACTTTATAATGAAATGGGTAACTTAGGTGCTGCAGACAGTATTGGTAATTCTATTGATGGTATTGCTTCACTTATTGATGAAATAACCAAAAACTTACCTGAAGTTTTAGAAAACATTACCACGCTTTTTGAAGTAATGGCCGTTGTTGTTGGTGCTAAATTATTACCTGCCTACACAAGCCTTGTTGCCAATGGCATTAAAACCTACATAGCCAGTAATATTGCAGCAAGCGTAAGTACCAATGCTATGGGGCAAGTTATTAGTCGTACTACCGTGAAAATGAATTTAATGGCTGCTGCAGGCCGTGCGGCTAAAGGTTCGTTGGCGCTAATTGGTGGCCCTATTGGTGTTGCTGTGTTAGCAGGCTATGCATTGTATGAACTAAATGACGCAATGGGTGAAACTAGAACAGGTGCAGAGCAGCTTGAAGAGGCTTTAGGCAAAACCAGAAAAGCCATTGAAGAGATGACGCGAGCTGAGCTGCTATCAGAGCAGGCTTCTTATAATAGAGAGATTAATAAAAAGAAAACCGCCATTGAAGAGCTAAAAGCCCTGACACAAGAGCAAGCCCAATTAGCAAATAGTGTCAACGGTAAAAATTCATCAACCGCGTCTGGTGTTCAGTTATGGGGAACTAGCGAACAAGCAAAAACAGCCACTAAAGAACTTGAAGCGTTAAAAAATTCATTATCAGATGTTGAAGGTGCTTTGTTTGATGCGGGCATGGCTGGCATTCAATGGAATAAAGTTATTGTAAAAGGTGTTGATTTAGCCAAAGCAAAAGCTGAAGCCGCTAAAAAGTCAGCTAATAACGAAAAAATTAAATTAACCACTAACCAAAAACTGATCGCATCGCTTAAACAGCAGTTAAAAATAAGCAAACTAACCGGCATAGAGAAGCTGGAAGAAATCAACCTAAGCAAACTTTCAAGTGAAATTAAAGACGGTGAAATAGCTAAGGTAAAAGAGCTTACTGCCGCATTATATGAACAGTCACAAATAGCAGAGCAAAAACAAGATGACAGTGATTATTATCAGTCAGTCATCGATGGCGCTAATGATATTAGCGAAAGTTGGAACGCGGCAGGTAACGTTATTGTTAACACTTTTGGCACCATAGGTGAGCAATTAGACAAGCTTGCCCAACAACAACAAATTCACGCCAATAAACAAAAAAAGCTTGCTGCAGACAAAGTTAAATATGCCGATGATCCTAAAAAACTAGGTGAGATATCCAAGGCTGAAAACGCCCTCGCTAAACAAAAAGACCGAAACGCGATCAGCGAAATAAGCTCATACCGAGCTATTACTGATTCTGCCGCCAGTATGTTTAGTGAAAACTCTAAAGGCCGCAAAGCCATGCAAGCGGCTAGTGATGTTTTTACCGCCATTGAATTAGCTAACTCTGCCTTACGAATTGGTAGTTATGCTATTGAAGCAGTTACCGCCGCCTTTGCCGCCCCATGGCCGATTGGTTTTGCCAGTGGTGCCGCCATGATAGCCATTATGGCAGGCTTAGGTGTTGCTGTTTCTGGTGGCTCTGGCTCTGCGCCAGAAAATGCAGAGCAACGTCAACAAACCCAAGGCACCGGCACAGTTTTAGGCAGTGATGATAAATCAGCATCTATTTTAAACAGCTACGAACGCATTGAAGAGCTAGAGCTAGATCAATACGCAGAACTGCGTGAAATGAATGCTAGCTTGAATGATTTGAACAATAATATTACGCACTTAGCCGCTAGTTTAGTCAGTAGCTTTGGCAAATTTGATGAAGAGAATTACAGTGGCGACTTGTCGAGCAGTAATTTTTTAGACACTAAAGCAGGTTCGTTTTTGAGAAAAATAGATCCCGTTGCCCTTGTTGCAGATTTATTAGGCCTTGGAGGGGTTGTAGATAAAATATTTGGCAGTTTCTCAAGCACTAAAAAAACATTAGTCGATTCAGGCATCAGTATTGTTTCTCAAACGCTCGGTGATGTTATCGATACCGGACTTTTACAAGCCCAAGCTTACTTTGATATAAAAACTAAGAAAAAGAAATTTTGGGGCATATCTTCAAAAACGAGTTATAAAACTGAATATCAAGACATAGATTCGCAACTCGAACATGAAATGTCGCTTATTTTCGGCGACATTGGTAATTCAATTAATACTGCTGTCGATGTGCTTGGCTTAGATATTTCTAAAAATTTAGATAACTTTGTTATTGATTTACCCAATATCAGTTTTAAAGACTTGTCTGGTGATGAAATACAAGCCGAACTAGAAGCTATTTTTAGTTCGCAAGCTGATTTGATGGCCAAGTATTTAACAACGCCAGACTATTCAGGACAAATGGGGCCTTTCGAGAATGTAGACTCTTGGCTCATAGACTTTCAAAAAGTCGGTGAAGGTTTATACGAAACACTTATTCGCCTTGCGCAAGAGCAAGCGGTTTTCAACTCAGTGCTTGAAATCACCGGCAATACCTTGGCGGGTGTTGACGCTAACCAAACAATTGAGGCTACTCAGGCCATTATTGGTTTTGCTGGCTCTATTGAAGCGTTGCAAAGCGCAGCAAGCACATATTTCAATGAGTTTTATAGCGAAGCTGAGCAATTTGATTATTTACAAAAACAGCTTAATGAGCAGTTTGCAGCATTAGGTCTTAGCGTGCCAGCAACACGCGATGGCTTCAAAACATTGATTAGTGTATTAGACCCACTTAATGAAGCAGACCAACGTTTGTATGCTCAATTATTATTATTATCGGGACAATCTGCTGAATATTACGATGCCCTTGAAAACCAAGGCACGGCTATTGACGACACGCTTGAAAAAGAAAATGAACTAGCGGCAGCAAGACAAGCTTTTGTTGAAGACATTCAAGGTCAGCTTGAGCGACTTGATATGTCGCCCTTGCAAATTAAACTGGATGATTTACAAAAAACATTTTTAGACTCGTTTGAAGACGCACAGCAGTTGGGTGCAGAAACTGCATTATTAGAGCAACTGTATGCTAACCGTCGTCAAACCATTGTTGAAGATGCATTAGAAAATGTGAATGCCGTACATCAACGTTCAATGGACACATTAACCCGTGACCATGAAGAAGCAGTCAATGATTTAGTAAACAATAACACTCGTTTAGTGTCAGCGTTTAGCGCATTGAATGCCAGTATTGCCAATAGTATTTTATCTATTAGACGCCAAGGCAGTAATTGGTCTGAAAGTAACTATCAAACAACTCAAATCAGTGACTTGTCATCGTTACTTGGCGAAGGCTCAGTTGAAGAGCAAATTAGTAATATTGACAGCTTGCAGCAAGCTTATGTTAATAAGTACAACGCAGAGCTTGAAGGACTTAATGCCAGCCGTGATGCAGCACAAAGCGCTTATGATAATCAGCTAAATCAAATTGAAAACAGATACCAAGCCGAGCTAGAAGTATACAACGGCATGCGCTCTGCACTTGATTCGCTAAAAGATGCGGTAGATAACTTATTACTCAGTGATTTATCAACGCTGACTAATGAGCAAAAATTAGCAGAGTCTAAATCGCAATATCAAACCACTTTAGCCAGAGCTAAAACGGGCGATGTTGATGCTATTTCGCAACTCGGCAATGCCCAAAGCAACTACTTGTCTGAAGCTCAAAACATGTATTCGAGCAGTGATGCTTATCAAAACATTTTTGAGAAATCATTTGCTGAAGTTTCTGCCATTTCAGCTAAAAACATTCATTCACCAAGTAAGCAACGCGCCCCTTCAGTGCCAGCTGCTATTACTCGCCACAACGCTCGAGTGCAAGAGTTGCAAACCTCCACCGTTGAAAGCCTCCAAGAACTACAAGAATTAAGTAAAGCGCTAGAAGCTGAGAACCAAACCGCCTTTGACATTGCCATGAGTGATTTAACGCTTCAGCTTGACACTAACCAAACACTGTTAATAGCAGAACTAAGTGCCAATACCCTTGAAATTAATACCCAAGCTGCCGCTGATGCACAAACTCTAAATGAAGCCATGCAAAGACAATTAGAAGCTAGCGCCCAACAAAACGCTGCAGTACAGCAAAACAACGAAAAACAAACCGATGCAACCAATAAAATGAGAGAGCAAGTAGTGGCAGAGTTACGTTCGGTTAAAGCTGAGCTTAACGCGCAAACTAAAAAGCAGAATCAACAAATTTTACAAGCGCAGCAACAAGCAGCTGATGCTCAAAAAAGAGCAGAAAAATTAGCACGTCAATTGAAAGAACAAGCCACAATTATTGAGAACCAAAGCGATGCATTTATGCGAGCACTACCATAATGACTATTCAAGAGTGGCTAGAATCGCCATCAAAGCAACGCACGTTACTCGCTAAAGTTGAGTACTTAAATAACGGCGCTCAAACTGCTTACTTATCAACAGCGCCTTTTGTCAGCTTGCCTGACGATTTACCGGCTAACATTGCTTTTGATGATTTTATTTTAGAATCTCCAACTTTTTCAAAAAGTATGGCTATTTTCTCGAATGGTTCAACCGCGAGTCGAAGTGCGTTAACGTTATTTGCAGATGAAAGCTTAACGCCACTATTTTTGGGTAATGTGTTCAAGCGTCAAGTAACTTATTTACTCGGTGATGAAGAGTGGCCACTCAGTGATTTTGTGGTGATAGCCAAGCAACTGGCTGAACGAGTTACCGCCCGTAATGATGAATATAGTATTGAATTGCGCGACCCTTCATTAAAGTTAGACAAGGTAATTGATACAGCCACATTTTCCACAGGAGTAAATGCAGGAAAAGCAAAGCCTATCTGTATCGGTGAAGTGTTTAACATTGAACCGATGCTTGAAGATGCAGCCACCCATAAATATTGTGTTAACTACATTAGTGTTGAAGATGTAGTTGAAGTGCGCGATAACGGCCTCGCGATTAGCATCAACAAAAACAATGCCGACGGCAGCTTTACTTTAAATCAAGCGCCTGTTGGTCGCATAACGTGCGACGTTAAAGGCGCAAAACCTAGTACTTATTTACAACACCCGGGAGAAGTAATTACCTGGCTATTAACCACCTTTGTAGGTGAAACGGTTGACAATATTGCTGACTTATCTGCACTGCCTTCATATAAATTAGGCATTTATCAGCGCGAACCGCGTACCGTGCGCACTATTATCGACCATATTTGCAAGTCAATTATCGGTTTTCACATGTATGCGCGTAACGGTCAGTTTGTCGCTAAAGCTATGCCTGACATTACGGGTATTCCTAGCTCCTTCTTAACCCTTGGCGACATTGTTGAAGATGGCGTAACGATTAGGAAAACTATCGAGCCTGCCTCGCAAGTAACCATTAATTACAAGCTAAACCATACACCGCAAGGGGATGGTTTAGCTGGCGGCGTAAGTGCAGAAAATAGAGAGCTATTTAGTCAGCAATATCAAACCAAAACAGTAGTCAATAACTTGGTTGACTACCCCGATGCCTCGCCAATAACGCGTAATACGTGCTTGGCTGATGAAGCAGATGCTGATGCTGTTGCAGCTAAATTATCAGGCATGTACAGCGTTAAACGCATCATTCACAAAGTTGATGCGTTAGGAGCGCCATTTTTGTTTGATTTAGGGCATGAAGTCAGAATTTATTACTGGGATTACGACTTAAAAGAGGGGCGTGATGCCATCATAATTGGCTTAATAGACAACCCTGTTGACGGTGAAGTCACTGTTGAACTTTGGAGTTAAAACATGGCTATAACTAAAAATGTGCGAATGCTCATGGTGAATGATGCTGACACAGCAGCACTAAGTCTAGCAACAGGCTCAGAAGTGGCAACGCTACCGTTAACTAATGTGCAATTACCGAGTAATTCACGCACGTTTCGCTCGTTAGATATTGCGCAAGTGCAAATAGTAATGACCTGGCAAAATCCTGTTTTATTATCAGGCGTTGTGCTTAACCGCATTAACGTCAGCGACGGCGCCACATGGCGCGTTGAAGTATTTAGCGATGTTGCTATGACAGCATTAATTCATGACTCGTTAGTGCTGCAAGCTGTTCAGCAGAAAAGTTTAGGTGAATTGGAATTTCTTATTGACCCTTTAGTGTCTGCCGTCGTTAGCATGAAAATTACCGCTTGTGATCACTGGTTTGAAAGCGGCATAGCGCAGGCTGTTCGCATCACCATTATTGATGTAAACAACACCAACGGCTTTATTGACATTGGACGTATTTTTGCAGGGCGAGCACTACAGCCCAAAGTCAATTTTAGCTATGGCCATAAGTCGGGTTGGATAAGTCAAACACAAAAAAGAAGAACAGCGGGCGGCAGTGTTCACGCTAAGAAAAAAGCTCGACCCCGCAAGTTGTCATTTTCGCTTAAATATCTTGATGAATTAGACAGACCGCATTTTTACAACGCTATCCAACGCGTAGGTGATGACACTGCTTGGTACATTTCCATGTTTCCGGGCGTTGGCGGTCAAAAAGAGCGTCAATATGCCATGTCGTGCATGTTTGAAAGCTTACCTGAAATTGACGGGGCATTTTATAATAATTTTAAAGCCGATTTTACCATAGGAGAAGCATAAATGGCTCAGCAATACGACCTGATACCTTGGCAGTTTAGTGCGGAGGATTACGGCACTCACAGCGGTAATTATCTACAAAAACTAAAAGATTTAGTGACGGAGTACAACGGCGTGCTTACTGCTGTTAACGCGCAACTAGTAGCAGCTGAAGACTCAGCAGCAATCAAATCGGACATCATAAATCTTCGTGATATCGACATTGCTGCTTTAGTTAGTCAAATGACTAATCTGCGAAATGAAACTGTTGCACTTCGTGACGCAGCTGAAGCGATAGCCTTAGCTGACATTAATGGCACAAGCCCTGACTTTCTCAATGTGAAAATTAATGGTGTGGCGGTTTATCATCCGGGTAACAAGCCGAGTAAAAGTGATGTGGGTTTATCTGCCGTTAATAACACAAGTGATGTTGATAAACCGATATCTATGGCGGCACAAGCCTTATTAGATGAAATAGAAATTTTAGCATTGGCAGGTATAGCTTTATGACCATAGTAAAAACAAAATTATTAACTCAAGGGCAATTAAGAGTAGATGCACTTACAGCCCTGTCGACTCCAAAAGAAATATTAAAAGTTGCGATAGAAACCGCAGGTTTACCGCTAAATTTCATTAACATTGAAACAAGGCTAACCAATGTTATAGCTGTATTAACCAATGACACTAGCCAAAATGATGTTATCGCCATTAATGCAGCAAAACTAATCCTTGAAAAGCAAACACTTGAAATAGGCGATTACTTTGAAACTGAGAGAACTGTTTTGGCCGATGGCAAGAGATTACTTTCCGTTGGTACACTGATTGATGCAACTGACTACCCGTTAGCCAACGCACGTATTAACGCTTCTGTTAAAAAAATTGCTGAATCAACTTACCCCGCCAAGAACATAATGAATTACACGAGAACGACACCGCGGGGGGCAGTAAATGTTATAGACACACCCGTAGATGCAACAGTGTACCGATGGAGTCCAGAGGCCGCTAACAATCAACCCGTGTTTTTTTCTCCAGATTCTTATTGCGATGGCGGCTTCTTTGATGCGGCGTTTTCTGCTGACGAACAGTATCAGTATTTTTTATTCATAGACCTGAATGGACGTTATCTGTCGATGGCTAAAAGTGACAATTATGGTGCATCATTTACGCAAGCTAGATTGGGTGCCGGAACAGGGTATACATGCTCTGGCAATGCTAGTATAGCTACCATGAAGCTTAGTGTTGTGTGCTCAGCCGACGGTCAAACAGTTAGAGTATGCAACGCCGGGAATGACTCAGCAATATTTATATTGGAGTCATTGGATGCGGGCACTGCTTGGGCTTTAAAATATACAACAACTTTCATCAATGGTCTTGGTAGCGGCTCAATTACTTGGGGCAGTAAAGTAACAGAAAATGATGTGTGCTACATCGGAAGCTTTTACATAAACCAAGTTCATTATCCGACTTTAGTTATTGATATCAAAGAACTCAGTGAGATTAATCTAAACAACGCCAATAAGCCAACAGAAGTTATAGAGGGCACAGGTTTAAGCCGAGTATCTCACGATGGCAATAGGGTTTTATATTCAGACATGGGCGGTCGTAGTTTTGACTTCTCCGCCTCTCAAAGTAATCATTTAATATTCTACACTGACGACTACGGTGCTACGCAGTGGAGCCGAGTAGGCTTAGATTTCAACGCTATGTTGACAGATGGCGTTGCTACGCTACAAATGACCAATTTACGGTTTAGTAGTTTACACAGAGACTACGCGTACGCAACGATAAGCCAAGAGCGCAAGAATAACGCAATAACATTTTACCGCACTATTTTAGTCGTGATAAATCTCGTCAAAGGTACATGGGAGCGCATAAGTGAAATTGGTAATCATGAGAGAGATAGCACGGCTTCGCATGAGTCGAACGATAACGTATTGCAAGTCGATAAGAGTAATATCTCAAACACAGAATACGTAACTGTATCGAGCGAAAACTCTGGCGTATTGTCTAGATACACTATGTCAATTGACAAGTTCGTTCCCGCTACGCCCAATAATTCTAAACTAGTAGTTGACGCTGCCTAGGATAAACATGATGAATATTTTAATGTCTTATTTTGCAGTGAACGGTACTGCAACACTTTACCCTGATGATTTAGCACTATTCTCAGACATGCAGAAAATAGTATTCAATGATAACGATTATTGGCTCTGCAAGTACGATGGATTATTAGACCTAGAAACGGGTGCTGATAAATACGAAAGCTATGCATTATGGATTGCTACTCAGCCTGTAAAAACTGGCATTAGATATATAACGGTATCAGCACTGACAAGTCGGCTTTTCTTTTCAGAGCGCTACGCAGTACGTAATACAACGAACATGTATATAGAAGACATCTACGCAGATTTAACGGGTCGCTTGTATATTGATCTCGATGACCCTGATATGGCCGCTGGTTTGGGTATCGTGCTCAACTATCTACTTTCTATTGATGATGTGCAAAATGAACTCGTCAAAACAGTCATCGATGAGCAAGCGCGACTTGTTGAATTACTGAAAGACGGCACCGAAAAAGAGAAGTACAACGGAGCTTTATAGGGATTTGACGATGAATAAAACAGCGCAGCAAGGCAACTGGCAGTTCGAACTAAAACAAGTGTTCTGCAGAAAAACTCCAGAACATGGCCAACCCTATGTTGCCAGCGCTGTTATTACTATCACTGACGGACAAGCGCACGTTGAGCTGTTAACAAACAAAGATGACGACAATTTTAATCGCGCTGACTTCAAAGACTTGAAAAAATTTATCAACGGTTTGGGCTTTGAAAAAGTGCATTACAGTCGATTTAAAAACAACGAGAAAATAGAGGTTATAAACTGATGACGCAAACTAAAAAAATTATATTAACTGATGAGTATCAGCAAATAGCTGACAGCGCCACAGACTCAATTGTTACTGTGCAAAATCACGCAGACAGCACTATCGGTGTAGTTGTTGACGACAGAGATGCTGCAACAAGAGCAGCAGCAGGCGACACTAACGATTACCGAATAACAGCAGGTCAAGAGCGCACGTTTAGTGGCTTTTCGGGCATAGTTACTGTACGAGGGTTATCTAGCAGAATACAAGGTAATGCAGTGGTAATGATCTCATGATAGGTCATTTCTCGGGTAACCATAATGCTCTAGGACACTTCCCATTTTCTGCAGTAATCGCAGAGACTTTAATATCGCTAGATTCTGTACTTAATAGTCATTATAAACTAGCGAAAACAATATTTTTTCCGGGTGATTTTGAAATTCCATTTGATGTAAATACAGATGGTTCAGCGGGAACAACTGCCCCAATATTCGGAGGGACTGATGCATTAACATGGTATATACGTGATTCAAAATTGCAAGTTCAAATACCGACACCTGAGGGTAGCGTGTATAAAGGAGTATTAATATCAGTAGATAAATTAGTTTCATGTAAAGTGGGTAGATCAGGGGATTCATTCTACTTAACGACAGATTTGGGTACAGTAACAATAGATGTACCCAACGCAGAACCAATAAGCGTGTCGTATATTGGCAAATGGTCTAGTAATTATTTTGAAGACATTATATCAAAGACAAAATTTATAGATAAATCAGGTGCAGAATATGTTGTTACTACGTTTAAGCTAAACCAAGGTACAAGTAATATTGAGTATTCACAAGAGAATGTTTTTGGCGCAGAGTTAATAACTAATAATGTATTTGATGATGCTACAGATTGGTTAGATGCCAGAGGAACTGCAACTTTATCTGTAGTTGATAACAAGTTACGCGCAACTGCAGATGCTGCAAACACTTATGGGCAGTCTACAGCTCTGAGCGGCTTGATAATAGGTGAAGCTTATATTTTCAAAGGGGTTGCAACTACAAATAACCCAGTAGCAACTATTCGTTTTAGAGTTGGCTCAACTCAAGCTTTAAATGAAAATGACATACTTACAGTGCAAGGTAATTCTACAATATCTATTGAAAGTTCATTTGTTGCGACTGCTGAAACAATGTATGCAGGTACAATTAACACGGGTCACAACTCTGGTGATTATGTTGATGTTGAAATGAAGGTGTCAGTTAGAAGACTACAAGGTAATGCTTCAATATACGTAAACATACCTGAATCTAAGCGCGTTTCGTTCACGTTCACTGATGATGGTTGGTTGGGTGAAGAGTTGATTACTCAGAACATATGGGAAAACCCATTCTCGGCAGCTAATCAATGGGCTTTTGATGTATCTAGTAATAACTGGGAATACACTGGTGATGGTAGCAACAGCGCAATGCAACCTTTACCTTCTTCGGCTCAACCCAATATCGGTATACTATCATTGAATGTAGTTGCTATAAGCGGAGTAATGACAGCAACCGCATCCACAGGTAACAGTTTCACAAATACAGGTGAGTTTAAATTTATATTTGATAAGACTACCGATTCAACACAACAATTTAAGCGTAAATCTGGAGTGGCTAGCGCTACTTTAGATAAACCATCATTCAAACGACTAATAGAAGTAGCTTAATATGTCTTATTTATACGCAGTAATGTACAAGGAAAATGCTCTGTTCTTAGGTGGTGGCGCTAAATACCTCGACGGTAAGGTTTTACTCAAAGGTTTAACTGAGGCAGAAATCGCAATGTTCGATGGTGAAATCAACAGAGTTGATCTATTAGGTTTTAATCCTACTAATGACCCTGAGCAATTAGGATTATCAACTCAGCAACTCAGTGACATTATAACTCAATTAGCAGAAGCTACACCAAACCATAAATTAGGCGTGCTAAGTATATCGCAAGGTAAGTGGCTACACGACAATCACCCTAGCTTTAAGCCAACAATGAATAGTAATCTTTAAGGGTTGTTTAACACTAATTAAATAACCTTTAAACTTTCTCAATCTACACGATTCCTTCTCAAACTAACCGACTTTCTATTACTCAAGTCTTTCTCATTTCAACTGGTTCTCTTTCTCATTTTTTTCGCGCGGCTACAACATGCATTTACTTAAGGTAAGTAGTTAAAGAGTACAGTCCATCGCTCTACCAACTGACAATTGGGAATAAGTATTTTTAGACAATAAAAAAGGCCACGATTTCTCGTAGCCTTTTTTATTTTATGTGGCTCCCCAAACTGGGCTCGAACCAGTGACACATGGATTAACAGTCCATCGCTCTACCAACTGAGCTATTGGGGAATAAAACTTTTCATTGTTAATTAGACAGTCATGGATTAACAGTATCTAATCTCCCTAAGCTCTAACAACTGACACTTAGGAATAAATCTTTACTCTATGAGTTTGTTAGTTCTCATATAAAATGTGGCTCCCAAGCAGAGCTTGAAAAACCAATCAGTGACACATGCTTTTATTAAGAGGGTACAGTCATCGCTCTTCATTTGTCGTCAATATAAAATGTGGCTCCCCAAACTGGGCTCGAACCAGTGACACATGGATTAACAGTCCATCGCTCTACCAACTGAGCTATTGGGGAATAAATCTTTTTTTTTGATTAGATTACATGGATTAACAGTACCTAATCTATCAAGCTCTAACAACTAACACCTGATAATAAATCTTTTTCATTTCTTTATTAGATATGTCATGGATTAACAATATCTAATATCTCAAGCTCTGTTAACTAACGCTTGAGTAATCGTTTTGCCAAGCTGCTTGGCTAACGGGGCGGAATATTAAAGACCTGTAGCCAAAGTGTCAACACAAAAATAAGAAAAAAATCATTTATTAGTTTGTTTGCTCAAATTGCGTTCACTAAAGTTAGTTTATCAGCACTTATTGGGAGTTTTATGTGCATCGCTTGTTTTTTGTCTCAAAAAGAAATGATAATGTAGTTATCCACTAAAGTTGTGGATAACTTTGTTAGTTAATTTGTAAGAACTCGTTACATCATGCGTTTATCTAGCCTGCAGACAAGTCAATAGTTAAATGAACAAATAAAATTATACTCTATAATCAGTATGTTATGTCAGTATTGTTGTTTTTTTGACTGTTTGGTTTGATTTTTGAGCATAAGGATATTTGCTAGCAATTGCTGTGCATTTCTTTTGATTTTGATTACAATAGATACTGCTTACCAATTAGCTAATTTATCATCAGCCTTTAAAAGTTATTAATGACGTCAAATAAAATTACATCTAGTAAAAAACAACCGGTCAACTTACTAAAAGATCCTGTTGCACCTACGCTTAAAAGAATGACCATCCCGATGATATACGGCATGATCTTACTGATGACGTTTAATTTAATTGATACATTTTTTGTCAGTTTATTAGGAACACAACCTTTAGCGGCCATTAGCTTTACTTTTCCAGTTACGTTTACCGTGCTTAGTTTAATGATTGGCTTGGGAATAGGTACATCAGCGGTTATTGCTAAATTTTTAGGGCACGATGATCATTCTTCGGCTAAAGACTCTGCAACCGCGGCTTTATATCTTGCCGCTATTGTGGTGATTAGCTTATCTTTCATAGGTTATCTATTCACCGATCAATTATTTACATTACTTGGTGCGCAAGCTTCTCTTTTGCCTTTAATTCATCAATATATGGATGTTTGGTACCTTGGCAGTGTTTTCCTTATTGGGCCTATGATAGGTAATGCTGTTTTACGTGCCTCAGGTGATACTAAAACACCGAGTATCATTATGGGCAGTGCCGGGGTCATTAATGCCGTGCTTGATCCTATTTTTATTTTTGGTTTTGGCCCTGTACCAGCTATGGGTATTCAAGGAGCGGCAATAGCAACTTCAATATCTTGGTTACTTGGCTTTGGTTTGATTTTGATTATTTTGACCAAACAAAAAAACTTGATCCACACACATTTTTTACCATTCAAACAGTTGGTGTTGTCGTGTCGTAGTATTTTAAAAATTGGTTTACCTGCCGCAGGTGCTAATATGTTAACGCCTATTGCTGCCGCAATTATGACGGCAATAGTGGCAAGCTACGGTGAACATGCCGTTGCTGGCTTTGGTGTCGGCTCAAGAATAGAGTCTATTGCCTCGTTAATTGTTCTTGCGCTATCAATGACATTACCGCCTTTTATCAGTCAAAATTTTGGTGCTGGAAATATGCAAAGAGTTGAGGACGCTTATAAGACCTCGATAAAGTTTGTATTATTTTGGCAAGTGCTTATCTATGGCATCTTGCTTATTTCAGCCGCTTGGATCGCCGCTGTTTTTGCTAAAGAGCAAGCAGTTGCCGACATTATTATATTATTTATTTGGATCTTACCGTTAGGTTATGGCTTGCAAGGGGTGGTTATATTAACTAACTCATCATTTAATGCTTTGCATAAACCTATGGTGGCATTAATGTTAAGTGTCGTTAGACTCTTTATTTGTTATGTACCTTTGGCATTAATAGGTAGTTATTTATTTGGCTTGCAAGGTTTCTTTGTTGGTGCTTTGATGGGCAATGTTGTTATGGCGGCAATTTCTTATCGTTTATTTACCAAGCAGTTTACCCATGGTGAATTTAGGGTTGAGGAGCAAATGTCTTGAAACCATTAACACTTGAGTCAAACTATACGCCAAGCGGTGATCAACCAACAGCAATTAAGCAATTACTTGAAGGCATTGAATCAGGGCTCGCACACCAAACTTTATTAGGGGTTACCGGCTCAGGTAAAACGTTTACTGTTGCCAATGTTATTGAAAAATTGAATCGCCCCACAATGATGTTAGCGCCAAACAAAACACTAGCCGCGCAGCTTTATGGTGAAATGAGAGAGTTTTTTCCTAACAATGCTGTTGAGTACTTTGTTTCCTATTATGATTATTATCAGCCTGAAGCGTATGTACCAACCACAGATACCTTTATTGAGAAAGATGCTTCAGTTAATGAACACATTGAGCAAATGCGTTTATCGGCCACTAAAGCATTATTAGAGCGCCGTGATGTTATTATTATTGCTTCAGTCTCTGCTATTTATGGCTTAGGGGATCCTGACTCCTATTTAAAAATGATGTTACATATTAGTGTTGGAGACATCATTAATCAGCGCGATATTTTGCGCCGTTTAGCTGAGCTGCAATATACACGTAATGATGTTGCTTTTGCCCGGGCTACTTATAGAGTACGTGGTGATGTGATAGATATATTTCCCGCAGAGTCAGACCGATTGGCCTTACGGGTAGAATTATTTGATGAAGAAATAGAGCGCCTTAGCCAGTTTGACCCGTTAACCGGACAAGTTGAGCGAACATTGGTACGTGTCACCGTTTATCCTAAAACGCACTACGCAACTCCTAGAGATAAAATTTTAGCTGCGGTAGATAAAATTAAGGTTGAGTTGAAAGAAAGATCTCAATACCTGAAAGACAATAACCGCTTAGTTGAAGAGCAACGCATAACACAACGCACTCAGTTTGATCTTGAAATGATGGCTGAACTTGGTTATTGCTCCGGCATTGAAAACTACTCTCGTTATCTGTCAGGTCGCGAGCAAGGTGAAGCGCCACCAACCTTATTTGATTATCTACCTGATGATGGTTTACTCATTATTGATGAGTCTCATGTGACCGTGCCGCAAATTGGCGCCATGTATAAAGGTGACAGGTCACGTAAAGAAAATTTAGTGCAGTATGGCTTTCGTTTGCCATCAGCGCTTGATAATCGACCGATGAAATTTGACGAATTTGAAACGCTATCACCACAAACTATTTATGTGTCGGCAACCCCAAGTAATTATGAGATTGAAAAGTCAGCAGGAGACATTGCCGAGCAAGTGGTCAGGCCAACAGGCTTATTAGATCCTGAAATTGAAGTACGTGACGTTGAAACCCAAGTGGATGATTTATTATCCGAAATAAATAAACGCCTACCATTAGATGAACGAGTTTTAGCGACCACGTTAACCAAACGCATGGCGGAAGATTTAACCGATTATTTAGATGAACACGGCATTAAAGCTCGTTACTTACACTCTGATGTTGATACCGTTGAACGTATGGAAATTATTCGGGATTTTCGCTTAGGTAAGTTTGATGTATTAATTGGCATTAACTTATTACGTGAAGGGTTAGATATGCCAGAAGTGTCATTGGTGGCAATATTAGATGCTGATAAAGAAGGCTTTTTACGCTCTGAACGTTCATTAATTCAAACCATTGGTCGAGCAGCACGTAATATCAATGGTCGGGCCATTCTTTATGCCGGTAAAGTAACCAAATCTATGCGTAAGGCTATTGATGAAACTGAACGTCGTCGAGCTAAACAGCATCAATACAATATCGACAATAACATTGTACCTAAAGGCGTAATTCGTAAAATAACCGATGTTATGGACACGGGCGGTTTTACCAAAAGAAAACAATTAGACAAGGTAGCCGAGCAACACGCAGGGTATAAAATAGATGAGCAGGGTGAGCTGCATCTCCTGACCACGAAAGAAATTGACAATAAAATTGAGCAACTTGAAAAAACTATGTTTGTGCATGCACAAAACTTAGAATTTGAACAAGCTGCTGCAATTCGTGATGACATTGCTAAGTTGAGAACTCAACAACTTTCAAGTTAACGATAAGCGACTTAAGCGCTATAAAATCACTTAAGCTCTAAACTTGAATAATGACCAAGAATATTAGCAATAGAGTCACTATTGCAGTTACTTAAATGGCTAATTTCTTCAATAATTCTATCTTGAATATCGACAGGAAATAATAATAATTGCTCTAAGTACAAATGTGCTTGAGTATCATTATTTGCATCTATCATTTGGTTTAAACACCGTGCTTGGTATTTGAACATTGCACTCATAAGTTATCCTCAAAAATTCAGTGGATACCTACTAAGCTTAGTCTAGCTTGGGGCGAGGGTTATATAGATTTAGTCTTAAAATATAATCAAAGGAATATAATATTCTATAGTACTTGTAGCTGCTCAAAAGTGATTAATATTCAGTGTATTATTCTTTGGCTTAATCGTTTTATACAATAAATTATTATTCGATACAAAAAAGGGTAATGAAATTCGTTCAAATAAAGTAAATTCTTGCTGATAGAGTTGATGATAATCAGCTTCTGGCTCAAAAGTAGCAGTGCAGTAATAACATTGCTAATAATCTAAATAATTAGCAATGAGTTGATGACTTTGCGTACTTAAGACTAGCGATTATTTATTCGTAAGCAATTGGATCAGTAATATTATTATCGTGAAATGCCTCTAAGCGCTCTTGACAGGCACCGCACTTACCACAAGCTTTTTCTCTACCGTTATAACAAGTCCAAGTGCTGCTGTAGTCTAATCCCATGCTAATGCCATCGGTGAGAATAGCTGTTTTGTTAACATCTAAGTAGGGGCTGAAAATTTCAACACTTTCATAGTTCGCTATTTGACAAACATCATTCATTTTTCGTACGAACTCAGGGCGACAATCAGGATAAATAGCATGATCGCCCGAATGGGCACCGTAATAAACTTGTGCAGCACCTACAGAAACAGCATAACCAACCGCTAACGATAACAAAATCATATTGCGATTAGGAACAATCGTTGATTTCATATTTTCGGCTTCGTAATGTCCTTCAGGAATTTCAATATTATCTGTTAATGAAGAGCCCGCTAATAACTGATTGATAGCAGAGATATCAATCACTTTATGTTTAATATTAAGCGACTTACAAACACTGCTCGCGTATTCAAGCTCTTTTACGTGGCGTTGGCCATAATCAAATGAAAGTGCATAAACTTCTTTACCATCTCTTAGCGCACGGTTAAGTACGGTAAATGAATCCATGCCGCCAGAATAGATAACAACAACTTTTTCAGTTGCTATTTTTTCAGCGGATAGTTTTTCTGTCATAGTAAGATCTCTTTAAAAATAAATCAGGTATAATCAATGCAGCATATTTTACTTGAATACCACCATAGGCAAAAGCATAAATTAAAATGATT